TGAGTGCGGTGCAGGCGGGACCGTTCACCCCGGTGTTCAACGCGCAGCCTCCGATCGCATCCTGGAACGGCATCCTGCAGTTCGCCGCGGTGACCGATGCCCACCTCGAGACCCTGGACATCACCATCAACCGCCCGGTGGCCCCGATCAACAATATCGACGCCATCCAGTCCCCGTACAGGATCTGGGCGGGCCCGGTGAAGTGCGCCGGCAAGGCGGTATTCGTCTACGAGGACGACGCCACCGAACTCACCAAGTACCTGACGGGCGCCTCCCAGGTCGCGGTGGCGAAGTTCACAACCGGCGCGGCTGCAACCCTGCGCGGGATCACCTTCACGATGTCCAAGCTGCTGTTCATCAACCCCACCAAGCCGGTGTGGTCGAAGGACTACGTCGAGCTGGACGCTACCTTCGAGGCTGTAGCCAACACCACCGACGTGGGCGCCTCGGGTGGCTACTCACCAGTAAAGGTGCTCTGCCAGTCGCTGGTAACGGCGTACTCGACCTGAGTGTCGGACTACATCAAGGGGATAGGCGAGTTCCTGCTGGCCATTGAGGGGATCTCCATCGCCGCTGACAAGGCCGCGGAGCGCACCGTCAGGCAGGGCGCGTTCCTCGAGAAGAAGGCCATCCGGGCCAACATCAGCGGTCCCCCTCGATGGGGGATGGACAACCACACCCCGCAGCCCCGTGGTGGTGGTCCCGGGATCAAGACCGGCCGGCTGCTGCGGTCGACGCGGTACAAGAAGGTCGAGAAGATCGGGCCGTGGACCTACAGCACCACCATCCGCTCAGGCCGTATCTACGCGGCCAAGGTGGACAGCAAGTACCCGTTCTTCGAGCGGGGGGTCAAGTCGTCCGAGCCACTCATCGCGGTGATCTTCGAGCGCAACATGCGAGCCGCATTCAGTCTTTAGGCAGAAGGGGAAAACCATGCGCATAGACCTACCCAACGACAACTGGGCCGAGCTACGGGAACCCTCCGAGGTTTCCGAGCGCGGCCGTCGTCCTGTCGTGTCTTCACTCAACCGGGTGTCCCAGGAAGGGTGGAAGGTTCTCGGCAACCTGACCGAGTCGCAGGTAACGGATGCGGTGGCGAACACCGAGGCCAAGGAGGCCACGCTGGGACTGCCGGCAGCGGACCTGGAGGCCATCCAGACGGCCAACGACCAGTGCATCGTGGCCCTGGTCCGGGAGTGGAGTTACAAGCTCCCCCTGACCATCGACGGGTGCCTGGACCTACCGGGTCCGGCATACGACAAACTCCGGGACGCCTGCGCTCCTGCGGTCCAGTCGCTGTTCATCAGCTTTGAGCCAACGGTGAATGAACCTGACAGCCCTTTCGTGCCCTCCAGCGAGTCAAATGGGCACTCAAGGGAGGATCAGTCGATAGTCGAAATCCCCTCCCGGCCGAATGGCGAACCTATCAGCTCGTCAACGGTATCGGCCTCAGTTTGACCGAGGCCGACCAGATCCCGGCCCATAGGGCTGACTGGCTCCTGGCCCTCCATCAGACAGTGGGTGAGGTACGGGAAGAACTACAGCGTGACGCTGAACGGAGGTCCGGTTAGATGGCGCTCCCCCCGCTGCTGGTCGTCCTGCAGGCTGATATCGCGTCCTTCCAGGCCAAAATGGGAATCGTAAAAGGGGAGATGGCCGGCGTCGAGGGTGCCGGTAACAAGGCGTTCAGCGGCCTCTCATCGCTCGGAAAGGTGGCGTTCCTTGGAGTAGGCGCTGCAGCCATCGGCGGGAGTGCGCTGGCGTTGAAGATGGGCGCCGACTTCCAAACCTCGATGACCCAGCTTGTTACCGGGGCGGGTGAGTCTAAGGCCAACATTGAGATGGTCGGCAAGGGCATCCTGAACATGGCCGGCGAAGTCGGGACGAGTGCTACGGAATTGTCCAAGGGCATGTACATGATTGAGTCGGCCGGGTTCCACGGCGCTGCGGGGCTCGATGTTCTAAAGGCTTCAGCGGAGGGCGCCAAGGTCGGCAATGCGGACATGGCGACCGTCGCCAACGCCGTCACGTCGAGTTTGAATGCCTATCACCTGAGCGGCAGTGATGCGACAGCCGTGACCAATGACCTTATCGCGGCGGTCGGTGAAGGCAAGATGCATATGGAGGACCTGGCGGGGGCGCTGGGTTCGGTTGTTCCGGCTGCGTCTCTGGCTCACGTTTCGCTGGCTGAAGTAACAGGCGCCATCGCCACCATGACGATGCAGGGCACCCCGGCCGCTGATGCGGCCACCTACCTACGCCAAACCATTTTGAACCTTTCAAACCCCACTGCCAAAGCGAAGACGGAGATGGAGGCGCTGGGACTGTCGTCCATCGACATCTCTACCCACCTTGGGGACCGCGGATTGACCGGCACATTGAAGATCCTCACTGACGCTATTCAGACGAAAATGGGTCCTGCCGGGACGGTGCTGATCGAGAAGCTCAGTAAGAGTGCCAAAAGTACAACGGACTTTCAGAAGGTCCTCGCCGACCTCCCGCCAACTCAGCAGACCGTCATCGGTGCCCTGGCCAACATGGTCGGTGGGACGAAGTCAATGCAGGCGGCGCTAGAGCTGTCCGGGCCGAACATGGCCACCTTCAAAGGTAATGTGGCCGGGATTGAAAAAAGCGTCAAGGCTGGAGGTAAAGAGGTAAAGGGCTGGGCTGACATCCAGAAAGACCTCAACCAGCGGATCTCAGAGGTGGTCGAGGGTACGAAGGCGTGGATTACTCAGGTCGGCGAGAAACTGATCCCGGTTGTTCTCAAGGCGATGGACAGAGTCAAGGATTGGTCGAATTGGCTGGGCAAGCACAAGGACGTAGTCAAGGAGATCGCGGGTGCCATTGCTGGAATCCTGGTTCCAGCAGTAATCCTTTACACGTTCAACATGACCCTAGCGGCGGCGGCCACCCTGGCGGCCACCTGGCCACTACTACTGCTGGGTGTCGTTCTGGCGAGTCTCGGGGCTGGGCTTGTGTGGGCCTATATCCACGTTAAATGGTTCCATGACGCAGTAAATGCCGTGGCGAAATTCGTTAAGGATGTGCTGGCTCCGGCGATTGGCGGGTTCGTCGGCAAGGAGTTGGGCGACTTCATCCACAACGTCCAGAACTTGACCAAGGCCGTGGGGTTCGTCTGGGATAAGTTCACGGGGTTCGTCGGCTGGATCGCGACTACCCTTAAGCCGTCTCTGGACAATATCTCGGCTGGATTCAAGCTGGCTGGCGACGCTATGAACGCCATCAACCCCTTCGCCAAGCACTCCCCGTCCCTGGTGGAGAACGTGGCGGCCGGGGTGGAGGCCATCAAGGGCCACTACACCAGCCTGTCAGGGATGAGGCTGAGTGCTCCCACCATCGGCGGGATGACAGCCGGCGCAGGAGGTCTCAGCGGCATTCCCGCGGGTGGTGCCTTCGGGGGTGGAGGAAATGCCGGTGGGGTGACCGTCAACGTCACCGTACAGGGCAGCGTCCTGAATTGGAACGACACCGCCCAGCAGCTGGCCGAACCCATCAGGGCTGCGTTGCTGCAGAAGAAACGGAGCCTTGGAACCCTGGGGCTGGCGTAGATGCCCGTAAACCTGTCGACGGTCATGGCTGCCCCCACCTGCACGGTGGAGATCGGATTCGCCTCCAGCGCCCTGACACCCCTGGCCAGCGTCACCTGGACTGACGTGACTGAATATGTGTTGGCCTTCAACACCAAGATGGGCCGTCAGCACGAGCTCAACCGGGTGGAAGCGTCGACCGCGGACATCACGCTGAATAACAACGACCGCAGGTTCGACCCCAGCAACACCTCAAGCCCGTACAACCCCAACATCCTGCCCATGAAGCGGATCAGGATTCGAGCCACCTGGAACAGCACCACCTACCCCATTTACTGCGGCTATATCGAGACCTGGCCGATGGTGTGGGACGTCACCAGTTCCACGGTCACCATCCATGCCTCAGACGTGCTGGGCAAGGTGCTGGGGCTCAACAACCTCCAGACCCCCTACGTCGAGGCGGTGCTGGCTGACAACCCCACGGCGTACTACCGTTTCCATGAGAACTCAGGGGCCGCCGGCGCGGACGACTCAGCACCGAACAACTACCAGGGGACGTATCAGGGGCAGCCGACGCTCGGCGGTCCCGGGCCGGTGACCGACGGGGCAAGTTCCGCGGTGCTGTTCAACGGCTCTACCAGCGACGGTATTTATACCCCGGTGGGAGCGGGGGTGAGCGGGACAGGAGCGTTCACCGCGGAGTGTTTGTTCAAGTCCACCGTGAATACGTGGCTGTTCCGCCAGGACGTGGCCGTGGGCGGGTGGCGGTTGATGCTCAACCCCAACCTG